ATAGCTCACAAAGTCACACCAGTTAGTCTGTGTGCAACCCATTTGCCATGTCATTTGGGTAATGTACTTGCTGGGCACTTTGCCAGATAACAAAGTGTCTACGTGTGTGGCTGTGTTTGGGCATTTAATCTCCAACAATCCCCCATCAACCAAGCCATCTGGACTTGCACCAGACATCTCAATTCTGGGATGCTGGACAAATCCTACTTGGTTAACCATGCAGTTGTACTTGACCTCATAGGCTGCTCTAGCCAGTGGCTCAGTCTCAGTTCCCCACTGCATAGCAGAGTTGCTAAAAGATTCACCAGGCTTGTTTGTAAGCCTCTCACATAGCAATTGAGCCATATAGTTATCCCTGCTTGTGGAATAGCCTGATTTGGTTTTTGCTACTATGTCTGCAACTCTTGATGCTGTGACCTTTCCAAGCCTAGCTTGAAACCACTCATCTGTGCCTTGTTCTATTTCCATTATTTAGCCTCCAATTTCTTTTTCATTTTGTCTTTTACAGCAATTATTTTAAGTTGCCAAGGTTTATCACCATCTGTAGCTGCAATTGCTTTTACAAAGTTTTTCTGCAACTCAGCCAAATCTTGACTCTGAGCTATAGCTTCTAGCCAATCAGCCATCTCAGACTCATTCACATTAGATTTAGGCTCTGGCTTTCTAGATGCCATATTGCCATCATCATCCTCTGGAGCAATGCCACAGGCACTCATCAAGGAATACCGCCTTGCATAGGTCAAAGCACTACCATAACCCTGTGGGTCTTGTTTGCTTGCTGGTACATGCAAAACACCACACTCCAAAGTCTCCCCAGATTCATGCAGAAATATGGTTTCTACACTTACTCCAGTTGCATTTTCATAGAGTTTTTGCATCATTCCTATGCCATTGTTATTTAAGGCATCAATTACAGCCTCCACACATGCTGAAAGGTCTGCATACTTGGATTTGAAATGTGGGTTAGTGCTGGACTTCAAAGCTGGTCCAAACTCTTTCTGTGCCTTTACAAATGCTGTTGCTATTAACTTTCCACCTTGATTAGTCATAATGTTCCCCATGTAAATAAAATAAATAAAATAAATGCAATAACAAAGCAGGCTATGATTACCATTTTGTCTTCCTTATCAAAGCCTTCTTGTTCAAAGTTTGGCTCTGGATGCTCAGGAAATGCCTCAGCTAGTGTTCTAGGAAATGTCTTGGTTGTGGGATTAATATTCCCTTTTCTGAATTTAATTGTCATCTTCATAGTCCTCTGGTTCACAATTTGGGCATCCTGGATGGTCAGGGTCTTGGCAGTGTGGATGTGCAAAATAATGACTTCTGTACTGCTTTTCAAAAAAATCTTTAGCCCTTAATTCTGCATATTCAGGGTCTTCATCATAATCATTCTCAGGCTCAAAATATGATCTTGTTCCCATTAGAAACTCCTAAATTTGTTAAACTCATTAACCAATTTGAAATAACTAATTGGGTATCTTCTTTTGCCAATAACATCCCAAAATACAACCACAGTATCTGAATCATATTTCCAGCAACCATCTTCAGTCTTGCCATCTTGTGTGTAGTTATATGCTCTAGACATTGACACATCTTTTTGGCAAGCCTCAGTAGTTATTACAATCTTTCCTCCAGATTGATTATCAGTTTCTGCAAAGTTACTAGCATGTGCTAGATTTGCAATTAATAAAAGTGCTAAAAGTTTTTTCATAATGTTTCCTTATTAAAAGCCCCATTTCTGGGGCATAATTTATTAAACTGGGTCAAATACTGCACAATTGCTAAAATCACCTATAACTCTGGTTTTGTATTGTTTGCCATCAATCAAAACAATTTCACCATTTTTTACAGTTTCCATATTATTTAAACGATTTCTGTGATCTATATCTTTTTGGCTATAGTTTGCTGACAAACAAGCACTATGTTGTAAACCCCAAAATATTCCATCATCTTCTGTTTTGTAACCTTGATACAAACTAACTTCAATATAACCATGTTTTGCACCAATATCCATTGTGAATACTTTGTCATATTGCATTGTTTGTGTTGTGATTGATAATGTTTTCATAATTTATTTCCTTAATTTATCTAGATTTAATGAGTATCAGTTTTGTGCTGATGTTTGTTATTGTAAACATATATTTACCATTTTTTGTAGGTAGTTTCCCTAAAACGACAAAAATAATTAATTTAGTCAATATTTGTGTACAATCAGCAACATGACAAAGCAAAAAGCCATATTACTTGCAGGAACACCAGCCAAACTAGCAAAACTTTTAGGAGTCACTAGGCAAGCTGTAAACAACTGGGATGAGATACCCAAGGGTAGGCTATGGCAGTTAAGAGTTCTTAAGCCTGAATGGTTTGATGAACTATTGAGATTTTGATGTAGAATATTTTGAAACTGGGCTAGGTCTGAAGTCATGAGCAGATCGAAAAGAGTACTCCCCTCCTGCCATAGTTTCTTTTCTGGGAGTAACGCGGAGCATTTATGAGAATAAAAAATTGGACTAAATTTCAACATTTCAAGGATAGGAAACCACCTTGGGTCAAACTGTATCGTGACCTTTTAGATGACATAGATTGGCATGAGCTTGATCCTTTGTCTGCAAAAGTTCTTTGTATGCTTTGGCTTATAGCATCTGAAGATGATGGGAATATTCCTGAACTAAAAACACTTAGTTTTAGACTTAGATTGCCATTAAAGACTACTAAAGACTGCTTATTTAAACTAAATCATTGGCTGATACATGATGATATCAATGTGATATCAAAAGTATATCAACATGATAGTCTAGAGACAGAGACAGAAACAGAGTTAGAGAAAGAGAAAGAGAGAGAGGCAGAGGTAAAGACAAAAGCCTCAAGGCTTTCCCCAAACTGGAAATTATCTGATGATGATTACAATTTTTGTAAATCAGAAAGACCAGACCTTGATCCACAAAAAATAGCTGAATCTTTTAAAGATTATTGGATTTCTAAACCTAAAGATGCAAGTAAAACTGATTGGTCAGCAACTTGGAGAAATTGGGTAAGAAGACAGGACATTTCTAAAAATAAACAAAAATCTTTTTACCAAAGTGATTTAGAAATTAAAAAAGCTAGACATGATGAAATGGTAGGAAAAACTAGAAGACCAACTATTGACATAACACCTAATGATATATTGGAGCTGAAATGAGCCTCCCAATAGAAGTTATAAACAAGGTTTTTTTAAGACTTTCCAATACCTATGGATCAAGCTGGGATTCCATGTGGGCATTAAATGACATCCATGAAGTAAAAGAACTTTGGGCTAATGAGCTTAATTTTTTTCATGAAAAATGGGATTGTTTTAGATGGGCTTTTGAAAATCTACCTGAAAGACCTCCAAATTTAATTCAATTTAAAAAATTATTGATGGAATGTCCAAAATTACGAATTGAAATTCAAGTTTATTTACCACCACCAGATGTTCCACCAATGTCTGATGAAATAAGAGAAAAAATAAATGAACTGCGAAAAAGTCTAACTGCTCATAAATATCAAAGGTGAACTATGAAAACATTAATATCTACTGTTGAACAAGATGAAATTACAAAAGAATGTTCAAAATCTTTTGATTTTCAATTTGATGGGTCTACCAAGTTTCAAGTTCCTTTTTTTGAAAAACCTGAAAATTTCCAAATAGGCTTGATTGTAGGGGCATCAGGCAGTGGCAAATCTTCTATATTATCTACCATAGGAGAGACTGAGAAAGTGTCTTGGAATCCTAATAAAGCCATTTGTAGCCATTTTGAAAATGCTTTGGATGCTCAGAACAAACTTAGTGCTGTTGGACTTAATTCTGTGCCATCTTGGTTAAAGCCATATCATGTGCTTTCTATGGGAGAAAAGTTTAGAGCTGATTTGTCAAGATCACTTAAAGACAATGCCATCATTGATGAATTTACTTCTGTTGTAGATAGAAATGTGGCTAAATCTTGTTCTTATGCAATAGCTAGACACATAAGAAAAAATGGTTTGAAAAACATGGTGTTTGCTTCTTGTCACTATGACATCATTGAGTGGTTACAACCTGATTGGATTTTTGATACAACTACAAGCAGACTTACAGTCGCAAGGGGGTCAGTTCGGCCAGTTTTGGAATTGGAAATACTTCCTTGCACAACCGAAGCATGGTCAGTCTTTCGCAACCATCACTATCTCTCAGGAAACCTTAATAAAAGTTCACGATGTTGGATCGCAACATGGGAGGGAACGCTTGTTGGATTTGCCGCAGCTATCACTCTTCCCTCTGGAACTTTAAAAAAAGCATGGAAAGGTCATAGAACTGTGATACTTCCAGATTTTCAAGGACTTGGTTTTGGTGTCAGAATAAGTGATGCAATTGGACAAATATTTGTAAATGAGGGATGTAGATATTTTTCTAAGTCTAGCCATATTAGACTTGGTGAATATAGAAACAATTCACCTTTGTGGAGACCAACAGCTCACAATATGCAAGATAGAAGTAGGCAATATAAAAAATCATTAGAACACAAAACAGACTTTTTTTGGTCTAAAGAAATGACCGAAAGACATGCAGATAGGATTTGTTATTGTCATGAATATATAGGAGCAATATGATTAAAACAATTTGGCAATCAGTTCCATCTTGGGACAATATGGTAAAAGATAGATTAACCACAAAATTCCCTGTTGCAGAAAGGTTGCCAAAATTAACCAAAAAGATTAAGGAGCTATCTAAATGCGAAAAGTTAGGTGTATGTAGCCCATCAGACAAAACTTGTCCAAAATGCCCAAATAAAAAAGCCATTAAAGTTTCTAAAAGTTTGCCTTTGGTAAATCACTTTCCCAGAATTTACAATAATTTGGGATCAAGGTATTCAAATGAAATGAGGAAATGGATTATAGAAAATGTTTGATTGGGATGCTGAATATCAAAAAATAGTCAAATTTTATGCTCAACTTGCTTTAATAAATGGATGGATTGAATATGTTAGATATTCAGTTAAACAAAAACAAGAAACAGAACCATTGTTCAAAAATTTGGCAAAAGATGTAGCTCAAAAAATTAAGGAATTAAAAGATGAGAACAGCAAGTAGGATTGATAATAATCAAAAAGCCATTGTGGAGGCTTTAAGAGCTGTTGGAGCTACTGTTTATCATATCAAAGAACCTTGTGACCTACTGGTTGGCTATCATGGTCAGACCTTGCTTATGGAGGTCAAAAACCTAGAAAATTCTTATGGCAAAAAAGGATTTAATGCAAACCAAAAACATTTTGCAGAAAATTGGAAAGGAGGAGCTTTTTGTCTTGTGGATAGTATTGAATCAGCTCTAAGAATGTTAAACATAATGGTTGATTAATATGCAATACAAACTTGTTAATCCCCAGCAAGGTTCAGCCCTAATGAAAACCTTGTGGGCAAAAATGAAAACAGCATTGGAATCAGGGAAAACCCTAGTTATGACTGTTCAAGAAGAAACCAGAACACATGCCCAAAATGACAAATTCCATGCAATTATTGCTGACATAGCAAGGCAGGCAGAGCATTATGGAGCTAAGTGGGATGTGGAGAGCTGGAAAAGATTTTTAATAGACCAATTTGCCTCAGAAACAGGGCTAAGAGCTTCCAAAGTAGCCCCATCCTTAGATGGGTATAGGATTGTGCAGTTAGGGCTTCAGAGCCGTGCTTTCACCAAAGACCAAGCCAGTCAATTTGTGGACTGGTTAGAGGCTTGGTGTGCTCAGAAAGGAATTGAACTTGAAAGCAAACCCTAAAAGGCAATATGTTAGAAGTACCAAACTTTTAAACAATATTAGATACCTACAC